CCTGGTAAACCGCTCCCTGTCTAATATCTCGCTTACAGGTACACCCGATTGTTCTCGCAAATATCTAAGTTCCGCGGCTATCATTTTGTTAATGTCTTTATTGTCCATATAACCTCTTATATTATTGCCTACCCTGCCTATTGACGGCGATAGATAGCCTCAGTGATTATTCTCTTAGCTGTCTCAGCGTCACCCCAGCCATTTATCTTCACCCACTTACCGTCTTCCAAGTCCTTGTAATGCTTGAAGAAATGCTCAACTTTGCGCATAAAGATCTCTGGCATGTCTTTATATGATTTCACATTCTTAAAAGATAGATCTACCTTATTGGTTGGAACGGCCAGGATCTTCTCATCCATGCCATTCTCATCCTCAGTGAGCAATACACCAATCGGGCGCACAGCCACCACAGCAGATGAAATGAGAGGGTAGTTAGTATGCACTAGCACATCCACAGGATCACCATCTCCAGAGAGAGTGTGCGGGATAAAGCCGTAGTTACAAGGATAATGCATGCTAGATTGCATGAATCTATCAACGAAAATCATACCTGACTCTTTGTCGAACTCATACTTGACAGGCTCAGAATTCAAAGGCACTTCGATGACTACATACACCTCATCCGGAGGATTGCGGCCAATCTTCAGTCTCTCGATACTCATAATACACCTCAATTAATGTCTGGTTTTGTTTTCCCAGGTTACCTCAAAGTGACCATGAGAAGCTACAGCTACACGTGTGCTGGTTGCCTGAGCTATTAATCTCTGTACATCTTCCAGGGCAATGTCAATTACCTGCTCATCGGTCAATGTATCATCCATTATGCCTAATTGCTTTCGCAGCTCTTTCATCTGCTCAGCTATTATCCTGTCAAAATCTTTATCGTCCATAATATACCTCTTCATTGTTAATGTCAGGTAAAGATTGACTTCTCATCCTTGTTTTAATCTCTCTGTTTCGGCGAGTTGTCCACTGAAGTCATCAACCTTTACTTATTTACTATTATATCACACTATCAATCAGGGGTCAAGCCTTATATAGAAATAAATTACAATAGTTAAACACTGTTATCAGGTGTAATCTACCTGATAAATCAGGGGATCAGGCATATCTGTTGGTTGTGTGGGATTGCACTGTATATACAGATGATACAGCTATAACTGGATGTATTTATAGGATAGTGGTAACTATGGATGTATCCCCTCTGACATCTCTCTCCCTGATTATCTCAGTCCGGTTGGTGTCTGTTGCACTGCACAATGACTGAATCAGGGGTAAACAGAATCAGGGGATCAGGTATCTAACTGCCTATTCACCGCAGGGGGGTCTGTTTTACTGGATTACACGGGGTGGAGGGGGGCTGACAGTGGTCTTAAAGGGGTTATACATCAGCCTGTATTTTTTTCTGATCAGGGCTTTACGGCTGCTTAATCTGCGGTAGGAGTGGCTATAATAGCTTATCAGGTGATATTTTATCAGGGGATCAGGTATAGCCGGTGGCAGTTTTGTGTCTGAGCCGGGGGAGCCGGGAGATCTGGCTATGGTATGGAGGGTCTGGATGCCAGGATTAGCCTGAGGGACAGCCAGGGTCTGTTAAGTCCGACCATGGTCTTTCAGGGGGTAAAAAGAAAGGGCAGGTGTTTAGTCTGCCCTTGGCCGGGGAAGAGGAGGTGACCCGGCGAGTACCTGATTGTTTTGACGGCCAGCTCCGTTGCTGTCAGGGCTATATCTCATATTATACCAAATAAAACACAGAAAGTCAAGTAGTGACAGAAAAATAATTTTTGTCAAGACCTTTTTACTTCTATAAATGAACCCTGATCATTAAACTCGTGTCGACTCGGTTTACCCGGTCCGCCGAAAAGGTATAGAGAAAATAAAATGATTACCCCGATTGTAATCGCAATGTTAGTTTTCATGTTACACATCCTTCCTGGTTAAAAATCGTTTACCACATTTATCGAGATCGGCGCAACGCCTCTTCTCTTTTTTGTGGGCCAGCATCAGCTTACGCTCATGACTCTCAAGCCCACATTCCATGTACTTTTTCAGCCCGAACCAACCCAGGATAATCCCCCACAGCAGCAGGCTGAAAATTGTTCCGTATATAATCGGGTGATTCGCAAACTTGTTAGTCTCGATCAGACATTCCCAGATTAACCAAATCAGGTCACCAACCAGACTTACTGCCACCCCCAGCATTCCTAAGCCGATCGGGGTCAGCGCCGTGTGTTGCCTGAACCATTTTAATTTTGATATAACTGTTTTCATAGTTGTAATCCCACCTCCATTGGGCATACCTCTATTATGACACACCTGATTCAGTTTGTCAACCCCCTGACCATAAAAATATTTTTGTTCTGCCTACTTGACAAATCAGGATAAGTGTGCTACCCTATCTGTCTTAGTCTGTTATTACTGTATATGTCTGTTATTACTGTAATAGTATGTTACTGTAATATCCTGTATTAGTCTGTATATGTCTGTATTAACTGTTATAACCTGAGTAATGTCTGTTATAGTCGGGATATAGACTGTACCTATTACAGACCTTTCCTGATAAAGTACGTTAGTACTATCAGGAAAGTCAGTAATAATCTGTTAAACCTGTATTAGTCTATTAGTCTGTAGATGTCTGTAACTGTATCAATCTCTTTCCCTGTTATAACCTGTACTAAGTCTGTTATGGTCTAGATGGTTAAGATAGAAAAGAAAAGACTAAAACAGATTTGGTACAGATTCCAGATAAAATAAAACCTGACCCCCTTGATTTTAGAAGGGGGTGTCTGAGGATCGGGGTTGACATACCATTTATTTCTATTCTAAGACACGTACAGCGATTTAAATAGTCTTTACCTAGACTCATAAAGGTCGATTTAAACACACGCCTAAAAACACGTTTAAAATCGATTTAAAAGGCATAGCTTCAGAAAGCCAATAAACTGGCTCTTTATTTTCTATTTGACAAAAAATAGCCCTATGTACTTGACTTTTTGGATACGATGTGTTATAATGGAGAAATGAAGATCGAGGTACAATGGACATAAGCTTTACACCATCACCCTGGCAGCAGCAAGTTTTAGACGACTTCCGTCGTTTTAACGTTCTTGTAGTGCACCGCGGCGCAGGCAAAACATACCTATGCGTTCAACTACTGCGGATGTTTGCGCTCATGGAAAAAGAACAGCATGCGGTGTATTGTTACATTGCGCCGGAGCTTGGCCAGGCTAAACGTATTGCTGCCGAGCAATTGTTCCACGGGCTCGAGGACATACCTGGAACCAGAATGAATTTTCAAGAGGGCTGGGTAAAACTCGGGCACAACGGATGCCGAATTATGATCCTGGGTCTGAGCGACGCTGAGCGTGTCCGTGGACTTCACCTGAATGGTGTGATCGTAGATGAGTTTGGAGATGTGCCGGCGGAGGTATGGGGCCGGGTGTTACGACCGACGTTGGAACGTAAAAAGGGGTGGGCGTTTATGATTGGGACGCCAAAACAGGGCGACTCACTGCTCGAGATGTTCAAGATTGCTGGCGATTTACCTGATTTATTTCAACGTAAATGGCTGACAATTAATGACACCGGTATCAAAACAAAATCAGAAATTGAAGACCTGAAACGGGAGTACATGGCCCGGGGAGACTTAGCAAGCTATGAACAAGAATACGAAAATAACCCGTCTGCTCAAATGGATGCGTTCTACCATCGTGCGTATATCGACGGGGCTCGAAAAAGTAATCGCATCGGCGATTTTCCATATACCCCCGGAGTCGGCGTCGAAGCCGCTCTTGATATCGGCGCTGATGGCACAGCAATCTGGTTCGCCCAAAGAGTCAAAGGCAAAATCAACCTCATCGATTACTATCAAGTATCAGGGGCAAAACTTGACGCAGTACTCAACGTCATCACCAGTAAAGATTACACCTATAGGACTATCTTTTTACCATGGGATGCTGAGCAAGAGAGAGTCAATGTCGACTTCAACATTGCTAAACAATTCCAACACGCCGGACTCCCAGTTAAAGTGCTTAAAAAGCCTAGTGTTCGGGCCGGACTCCTAGAAGTTAACACATTAATACGGCACTGTAACTTTAATGAAGAAACATGTAAAGAAGGGATCCTATGCCTAGAAAATTACTCGGCAAAAGTGGATAAAAAGACTGGGATGGTTATGCCGACACCAAAGCACGATAAGTACAGCCATGGTGCCGACGCACTTAGATACCTGGCGCTTGGGCTAGGCACATTAAGCAGCGGGCCGGGCGGACCAGTAAGAATCGATACGGACTGGAGTATTTTTGACAATATTTAATCCAGGGGCTTGACAAACCGCATTTTGTGTGTTATAATAAAGAATATTAGTGACTATAGGGGATATAATGGCGGGAAAAAAATCTTGGTTCCAGAAAGCCGCAGGCGTTGAGGGGGGCACAATCAGAGGGATAAACGCATCTGGACAACTGGCCAAGGACCTGACTGCACAGTACGGACTGTACGCTGGGGCACAAGGCTATAACATCCTCGGCAAGAAAACTGATATTATTGGCGATGGGGTCACCCCGTTCCGAACTTCCCTGCGTGAAGTGAGAACCGTGAACCAGCCCTACCAGGTAGGGCAACGCAGTAACGATACACTATTAACAGCTAATAAGACCTCGCTCCTGAAAACAGCAGGCCTAGCGAACCCGGATAACGGAGGTGGTAATGGATATTAAGCAGGTACTCGCCCGATTTGCAGAGGCCGAGACTATACGCAGATCGTATGAAAACATATATCGCGATCTGACAAAATATTACCTCCCTTATCGAGAGGACTTTATAACCAACAACAGCTGGAACTCAAACACTACCACAAAGCGCCCGCGATCTGAGCTTTACAATACCGAAGGTGTTAACGCCTCAACCCAACTAATTTCGACAATCTGTCAGGGTTTAATGAACCACTCGCAACCTTGGTTCGAATTTACATTAGACGGACCTGCGGATTCAGTTCCCGTCGAAATCCGGCAATTCCTAGAGGTTGCTACAAACCGCACTAGAAAAGCAATTAATGACACATCGTCAAACTTTTATGGCCAGGCCCAATCGTTTATCTCCGACTTAGTAGTGTATGGAACTGCCTGTATGTACATCGAGGCGGCTAGTGACGGTGATACGGATATTGTGTTTTGCACACGTCCACTAGCGGAGATCTACATCACTGAAGATGCATATCGTAAAATCGATACAGTGTTTTGGAAATTTAAACTCACCGCAACCCAAATTGTAGATAAGTGGGGTGAAGCGGCAGGTGAACGCATGATACAAACGGCGAAAGTCCGCCCTGACGAGCAATTTGAAATCCTACACTCCTGCTTCCGCCGGGATATTGCCGATATAAACGGAATTAAAGTGTCGACAAAAAAGAAGTACGCATCTATGTACATTTTGTTGCACGGCAACATATTACTGTCCGAAGGCGGGTATGATGACATGCCTTACGTAGTAGCCCGCTGGGAGCTACGTGCAGGCGAGGTTTACGGCCGAAGCCCGGCATGGGTAGCACTTCCAGATGTCAAGCGTGCAAACGCAATGACTAAAACTCTTATTGAGACAGCGGAACGTATGGGTAACCCACCGCTACTTATGCCCGATGATGGGGTCATAACCCAAATGAGGCTTGCACCAGGACAACCGGCGATAGGAGGCCTTGACTCCCTTAGCATGGAACCAAAGATCAAGCCGCTTATGGTAGGAGGAAACCTGCCAGTAAACCTGCAAATGCTGCAGATGATAAATCAGGGTATACGCGACAGATTCTTTGTTGGCATACTGTCGTCCTATAACCCCGGAGTTGAAAAAACAGCCACCGAGGTCATGGAATTCCGCCGCGAAGAAACTAGGTTAATGGGACCAAACATAGGCCGAATTCAGGCTGAAATGCTGGAGCCAATAGTTGACCGCGTGCGTAATATTCTAAGTCGTAAAAAAGCGTTTCCAGCGATACCGAAAGCGCTATCGGAAATATCGGTAGAGCTAGAATTTACTTCTCCACTAGCCAGACTGCAGCAGGCGTCTGACGCGGACGCCATCACAAGAACTATCAACACAATGTTACCATTTATCCAGACCGATCCAACAATGCTCGATGCAATTAACGGCGAGGCTGCATTTGCGCACATCGCAATGGTTAATGGTGTGCCTGCAAGTATCATGCGGACAACTGAAGAGATCCAAGCGCTTAAGAAAGCCAGGGCTGAGCAAAATCAACTTGCACAGACCGCTGCCGTGATGCAGCAGGCTTCAGAGGCCCAGGTAAACATAGCAAAAGCTAATTCATTAGAGGGGAAATAATGTTAGATTTATTTAAACGACGTAAACAATATAAAGACACTTTTTCCGGGCCAAACGGAGAGGCTGTTTTAAAGGATTTATTAAATTTTTGTCACTATGACAAACCAACATATGTAATCGGCGACCAGTATCAAACCGCGTATAACGAAGGCATGAGAAGAGTCGCGTTACGTATTACATCTATACTAAATATGGATGATAAACAAATCAAAACATTACAAGGGAAACAATAATGACCAATCAACTTTTAAATCAGCCGCTAGAAACTGCAGCAGCAGAATCGAATGCGACAACTGTACTCGCCGAGCAACAGCCAGGCGAAACGGTTGTATCTACTGACACCCCCGCCGAACTCATTCTCGGTAAATTTAAATCTCATGATGATCTTGCAAAAGCGTACACAAATTTGGAAACTATGCTCGGCAAGAAAATCACTAATCTGACACCCGAAGAAGCAGCCGTTTTAAAAGGATTACAAGGACGCCCGGCCAGTGCCGAGGAATATAAAGTCCCTGAAGGCGTTGACCCCGAAATCGGTAGCTGGTTCCGGGAACAGGCCCATAAAATAGGATTAAGTAATAATGACGCCATGGAACTGATGGCTGGTTATGACTCCTTATTAAAACGCGGAGCTGAAGAAGCTGCAAGAATGCACGCTAAAGTACACCAAGCCAATATTGACGCACTAAAAAAAGAATTTGGCGCCGCTTTTGAGCAACGTATAGCGCTTGCACAGGAAGGTGCTAAAGCTGTTGGTGGAGATGAACTTATTAATCTATTAGGAGAGGCCGGACTTGGCACTAACCCAGTAATTATTAAAGCCCTGGCTGAAGTTGGTAAATCATTGCGAGAAGATTCTATTCCAAAATCTCAGCATGCATCTACCTTTGGACTAACACCGGACGATGCAAAACAGACGATTAACCAAAAAATGCTCGACCGGGATTTCCGCGAAGCGTATTTTGATGCACGGCACCCTGCACATAAGGCAGCAGTTGCTGAGATGGAACGTCTGTTTACAATAGCATCATAAGAAATACGGGACAAGCGCTGGCATGCCCCCGATAAACCGCCCGCTGACAACTGCGTTATGTTGAGAACAGCCCGCAATATTAGGGTAACACCTACGAGCGACAAGCAATTGGTTCGAAATTTGTACAACATTAACCAATTATATTAATAATATGACTGCAACTATTAACCAAAACTATGTTAATATGTTTAGCGCCAACCTGTTCCATCTTTTGGAGCAAAAAGGTTCTAAACTAAAAGGTCTCTTCATGGAAGAAGCTGTTGTAGGCGAAAAGCAATTTTTTGACCGCCTAGGCTCTTTTACCGCTGCTGAGATCGTAAACCGTCTGGAAGACGCTGTTCTTCAGGATGGTGCTCACAGTAGACGTATGGCAACAATTAAACGTTACGCTGCGTCTGCATACCTCGATGACATCGACAAAATGAAGTTGTTAATCGACCCAACCAGTGACTATGCTATGAAATTGGCTAGTGCACACGGCCGTAACTTTGACCAAGTATTGCTAGCAGCCCTTCTAGGCTCAGCAGCATCTGGCGCTGATGGCTCTGGCTCTACCGCGTTTGATACCTCTAACCAACAGATAGCTCACGGATCAGCAGGCCTAACCGCCGCTAAGTTCCACCAGGCTCTTCGTATTCTTGAAAGCAACGAAGTAGACATGGACGGCAACCTATACCTGCTAGTAAACGCTCGTGGTCTAGAAGATCTATTTGCCGAGACAACATTCACCAGCATGGATTATCAGAACATGAAGCCGCTAGCAGGCAAAATGGTCCCTGAGTTCCGTGGTGTGAAGATCATACGGACCGAGAGACTTCCAGCTCAAACTGCAGGTTCTGTGTACCGTGCGATACTTTGCACACCTGATGCATTGAAAGTCGGTATCAACAAAGATATCGAAGTTCGTGTGGCAGAACGTCCAGACTATAACTTCGCTCAGCAGATTTCTACTTACATGCACTTCGGCGCTGTTCGTATGGAAGAAAGCCGTGTTGTTGATATTCTTTTCCAATAATCTTAATAAGGAGATTTAATATATGGCAGCAGGAACTTTAAAATCTGTAAACGTAACAAACATTGAGTCGTCTCCGATCACCGTATTGGAGAAAAAGGCACGCAAAGAGCTAGTCGTTGTTGATAAGGTAGCAGTAGCTACCGGCAACACAGACGATGTCGGCGATGTAATACTGTTTGGGCCAATCCCATCTAACGCAGTTATCAAAGATATCAAAGTATTAAACGATGACCTCGACGCTCATGCTACACCTACACTAGCTGTGGACATTGGACTACATTACTCAGGCGTTGGCGCAGGCCAGGTAGCTTTAGGTAAAGTGTCTGGCAATGCAGTTGATGCTGATTGCTTTGCAACCGCAGCAACTGTACTTCAGACAGCAAGTGTAACTGGAAACAGTGTACGCTTTGAAGCTGACGATATCGTTGATATCACTAAAGAAGCTTGGGAAGTTGGCGGCCTATCCGCTGACCCAGGCGGAATGTTCTGGATCGGCATGACGGTAACCGCTGCAGCCGCTACAGGCGCAGCTGGCGACATCGTCGTTATCGCCGAATTACTGGTTTAACACCAGATGCCGGGGGGCTACGGCCCTCCGGTTTACCAGGTTGACATACCTGTAAAAATATGTTATAATTATTTAAAATACGAGGACCTATGGCAGTTAGTGTGATTAACATAATCAATAGGGCGCTACTAATAGCTGGTTGCGACACCATTACCAGTCTGACCCAGGAGAACAGCCGTAACGCCAGGGTAGCTAACACAATATACGAAAGTACTAGACGGGAGTTACTGAGGGGGCACCCCTGGAACTTTGCAACCTTGCGCACATCACTTGCCCAATTATCATCAACACCAACATTTGGCTTTAACTACGAGTATCAGTTACCATCCAATTGTCTGCGTGTTATTCGGGCCCAAAACCCAAACTCAGTCTATAAAGTCGAGGGCAGAAAACTACTAACTGACGAAAATACTTTTTCTATTGCCTATATAGCTGATATCGAGGATACAACCCTGATGGACGACCTATTTAGGCTGGCACTAGTGTATGAATTAGCAGCCCAATTTGCCGCAATGATTAGGCTAGATCAGGACGCAGCAGCCGCGCTAGCCTCCCGAGCCGAGATGATGCTAAGGAAAGCTAGACAAATTGACGGTCAAGAAGATACTGCCGAGTTATTAGTAAGCAATTTATGGACGGACGGAGAAAATGGCCCAATTTAATTACCTACGTAAATCATTTTTAGGTGGCCAGGTAAGCGACGAGGCAGCAGGTAGGCTAGACCTGCCGGCAGTCCAGGATGGCGCCAGGCAACTAACCAACTTTCTTCCCAATTATTACGGGGCATTGCGCAGACGACCAGGCACTGAATACGTTGCCAGCAGTTCCGATCAATCCGGAACCAGTAGAATTATCCCGTTTGAGGCCAGTGACGATGAATTTTATTTGCTGGAGTTTACTGCGACTGGTAACGTAATAATACGGAAAAATGATGTACCTGTAACCTGGGCCCCGCAATTATCAGGACTAGTACCAAACGGAACTTTTGCCGGTAGTAACACTGGGTGGGTGCCATATTTAACGGGGCAAAACAATCCGTCCATAACAAATAGCGGCACAACGCTATCCGTCAGCGGAATAACAACACAACCGGACTTTAAAAATAGCTCATTTGATTCAGATATATATTATTGGTATGCCACATCTGGTGTTAAATATATTTCAGCTGGAAAATGTCGATTAGATGGAGCAGTCAATTCAAACGCAACAATACATCAGACACTGCCAATATTGAAGGAAGGTAGCTACGTTATAACAACAAATATTGATGATGCAACATCCCCTGTTTGGATAAGTGTAGGTACCGCGGGACGTGGAAGCAGCGATTTATTTGCAGAGACTGAATACACAACTAGTGGCACAAAAACGCATTCATTTACTGTAGCTGCCGGAACTGCAGCGATCACCTATACCTGCCGTGTTGGAAGTAGCACCCTTACAGCTACATTAAACTCTGTTTCAGTAACTACAAAGCCAACCCCAACTAATTCTTCGTACGTATACACTATAATCCCGTACCTTGCTGCCGGCACCTACAGCTATACAACAGGTATTTCTGGAGGGGGAAGTTTAAGGGTAGGCACCTCAGTTAATGGAACAGAAATTTCCGGCGGACTAGGGGCAAGCGGGTCGTTTGTTATATCTGAATCAAACGCCGGACCTATTTACCTGACAACTGCCGGCACGATAACATTGTCTACTCTGACCATTACAAACCCAAATTTAGAGACATCCTTACAGCATCCGTATACAGCAGAACAATT